CGCTCAATTGAACGTAATCATTTAAAGCCATTATTGACTCCTTTTATTTTGGGTTAATGTTTAACTAAGGAATCAAAAATAATTCTTTAGCCAAACAGCTCATCTATATTGCCGTCAGAATTAAGAAGAGTATCAAACACATCATTATTAGGGTTATTAACTACTCCCGCATTATTCGACGAACTTTGGCTCACAGGTATATCACGAACATTCTTCATTTGATTTAACATATCTTTTTTAGTCGCATTAGCAACCTTTTGATTTACTTGGCCTCTGTTCATTAACAAATACATATCATCAAAACTTAAACCTTCTGCAGAAAACTTAGTTTGAGCTTCTTGGACAAAACTCATAAATTCATCTTGAGTCATTCCATTTCTATCTCTAAACTCTTCAGCTTTCTTTTTAAGTTCAAGTCTATTTGATACTTGTTTTGCTTGAGCTCGTTCATTATCAAGAATCTGATTAGTTCTTTTTTGAACAATTCCATCAACCATAGTGTTAAATACTTGTCTAGACTTTGATTCAGGATTACTTACCATTTCTTCAGTATCGAACTCAAAATCTTCATCAAGATTTAATTGCTCTTTAACGTTACCTGGAACGGCACCCCCATCTTCAAAATAGTTCCTGACATGCTGTATTAAGCCACTGTCTTTTTTCATCGCATCTAGCACTGGAATAAAAGGTTTCAACTCATTGAGTTGGGCTCTTAAGTTTTGTGCCTCACGACTGGAATCACTATAACGCTTTTTCAAATTATCTACTTCAGCATTTTGCGAACCCTCTGCCTCAGCTGTTACATTATTGGAGCCCTGTTTTTCAGGGGTTACCTCAGCTTCAGTTACTGGCGTATCTTGAACCATGCCATTAACATCCTGTTCAAGAACATCAAAGAAATCATCACCGCTGGAGTCGAACACGTTTTGCTCAGCATTTTCTGGCAAACCAGTCGAGTTACCCTGGGTGTTATTTTCTAAATCCATAGTTTCTCCTATTTTTTATAATCCAAACTTAAAACTAAAATCCTGTATTTTCCAAAGGTTTATTTTTTATTTTATTTTCAGCCTTTTCTTTGGCTGTTTTCATATCATTCTGTAAGGTTTTTCTTAGATGTTTTTGGACTGATTTAGTTTCCAATTCTTCTTTTAATATATTAGACTTTGTATCATGAGTCTGCTTGCTTATTTCTACATCTGATTGTAAAATTTTATTTTTAATCCCAGACTGTATAACTTGTCTTTCAAGAGTTTCATTAGCTCCTTTTTCTTTCTTGAGCTGTTCTTCAAGACTTGCAATTTGACTTTGTAATTGAGAGTATAAACTTTTCCTCTTAACTATCTGCTCTTTATTTCTTATATCAGTTTCTGCAAGAACAGCAACATCATCCACTACACCTAAATTCATCAATTGCTTTAATTCTTCTAAATACGCCCATCTATTTACAGGCAATGTAGAACCAGATACTATTCTTACATCAAATTTAGCAGCAGAATAATCTCTCCATTTTCCAACAGCCTCTCCAAAATCATTATACATTGGAACATTTATTTCTACAGTACGTTCTTCTGTAATAGCATTAGGCTGAACAATTCTAAATACTTTATGTGCAGTATATACCATCTGAGAATATTGCTTAACCACTTCTCCTACTTGTTTTAATGCAGGTTCAATGCAATGTTTTAACCAGTATTTAATTCTTCTAGTTCCGTATTCATCCATAGCAAGCATACCTCTATAAGGCATGTCACCAGTAGCTCCAACATCCCCTTGCATTGAAGAGTATATGCCAGCAAGATATTCCATATCACTTTTGCCTTGATTTACAAGACCGAAAAATGCATTATTTAACTGGAATGGTTGTACTGGTACTGGCGGGTCATAACCCTGTCTTTTAGGAAGTAATGCTCCTGGAGCAGATGAATATCTTTCCCAGTAATCTGTATCTATACTTCCTTCATCATACATCCATCTTAGACTACTACCTAAAGATGCATTATGTATCATTAATTGGTGAGCTTTGTTCATTTCCCTCTGCTTACCTATTAAAGGTGAAACTGCAGACATGGGGAAAGGCGTCCCAGTCCACTTATAGTGAAATGGAATAATAGGGTATTCCTGTATAGGTAAATATTTCTCATATAAAGTTTTATCACCAACTACACAACAAAGCTTAATTCTGTTTTCATGAAAATGAATAGCCTCTACTAATTTAGATGGGAAGGCTCTATCTTTCATCATGATTTCAAATTCTTTTTTAGAAACAACTGTATTTTCTACTTTAGAAGCTTCTTCTTGCAATCTATTTTCTATTTCAATAGCTAAAGACTTTAATTGATTTGCCATCATTTCTTGTTCTTTTCTTAATTCAAGCTCCATTCTTTCTGGTAACATTTTACCTTCTTGTACTGCAGCTTTCATCTGAGCTTCTTTTTCTTTAAATGTTACTTCCATCTCTTGTCTAACTCTTTGAACTTGAATTTCAGCAGATTGCTTTATTCCATCAATCACTTCTTTACTAGGAAGTACCTTATAGAAAACATTTACTAATGGCATTTTTTCTTTTACATAATATTCAAAAAACTCTAAGAGCTCATTTTCTTTTTCGCTATAAACTGAATTATTAGAATTCATTTCTTTATAATGAAAATCATGCTGCTCTCCATCTCGTGCCTTTTCCGACATATCATCATAAGAATCCTGATTAGAGGATGCTGCCATAATCTTACGTTTGCTATCAGGAAACTGGTTTATAAGATGACCTTTTGGTAGGATTTTTCGAATAAGAATATAAGCAGCATCTCTAAATAATATATCTCTAGATTTATTATCTACATAAACATCAAAAGGGTCTGGCTGTTGAATTACAACCTCCCCCATACCTCTATCTGCGTCAGGGTCTACAGTCACAAGTAAATACCCTAAACTTTTAGTAACAGAATCATTTACAGCATTAGATAATAAAGTATCTCCATTAGAACCATTCCATATATAATCAGCAATATCGGAAAAAACTGCAGCAACATCACTATCTGAACCTTCTGTTCCAATAGCTTGCCATCTTGGATTTGATGCTGTAGCATAATAGTTTAACATTTCTACAACTGGAATAATCCTATTTATAGTAAAAGTAGGCATCCCTTGTTCTTCTAGGGCTACCTTTTCTTGATGTGATAACTGATTATCATTAGCAAAATCATATCCTTTTTGATTTATATATTCCCATTGAACTCTATGGTCTGTTCTAGAATATTGATAGACTTGATTTACTCTTTCTGCTGTTTTATCTTTTCTCTTTGCCATTAACCTTTATCACCCTTAAATAATCTTGTTATAATATCTATTAACGTTTGGTATGATTTAACTATACCACGTTGTTCAATTTGCATTTTCTTTTGCTGGTCGATTAACTTTATAATTATACCTTCCAGCCTATTAAATTTTTGATGTATATCTTTAGTAAGGTCATCCTGTATATATTTATTCTGCTGATATATGAACCAAGCCAATCCTAAACAAAAAGCTATTGGCACTCCAAACTTTTCTAATATTTGTATTGGGTCCATAATACAAAACTTCCTTAAATCTATTAATCTTCAATGCTTTTCTCCAACTTAATATAATACTTTTTATGCAATTACCCAAGACTTTGGTTTAGGAATATTTTTATAATATCTTTTCTTTTCCTTGTCCTCACTAATACCAATAGGTGGATTAGCATATTTACATGCATATGCCAATGCATCAATAGTATCGTCATGACCCATCCGTGGTCCAAATGTAATTACCTCATGCTGTAAATCATACTGGTCTTTTTTTAAATGTATTTGACCAATTGCAAATCTTTGTGCTAATATCTCTTGTATCCTATCTCTTTTGCTCATTCTAGTTCCAGGCTTTTCTTCTTTAAATCTAACAGAAAAATCATTCCTTCTTCTTGTCTCAGCTCTTAATGCCTGAAAAACAGGCTTTGACATTGTTGTATCTTCGACAACGAAAAGGCTAGGATGATATGTTTTTGAATAGTCAAACATATAATCAACTATTCCTTTTTTAGCTTCTCCAGGAATACCAAGTACAGGAATACTTCTTTTTCTTAAATAATCAAGAACATAAATATTGTTATCTGCATCTACAGCTATAGCAATCAATACACTGTAATCAGCATCTCTCCTAACACTATCAGTTGCAGGGTCAACTCCTACAAAAACATTTACAGGCTTAACATCTCCGTCTATACTTAAAAATGAAATACCCGACTCCTCTTCATGCATAAATGTTCCATCGTAATATTTAATATGTTCTCTAGTAAAGATAGAATCATCTTCACTTTGAACCTCCATCATATATTCTTGGAAGAACTTATATGGCTGACCTGAGTCAGCGTAGAATTTTTTCTTTCTCTCCATTTCCTTTTTACCGAACCAGCTATTCCATAACATGGTCCCGTCAGGCTCTATAGCTTTCTTGAGAACGACATCCCAAGAAAAGTCATTACCTTCACTAATAGATTTTTCATAATTAACAATAAGGTTATTAATAAAAGAATCGAAGTGAACAGGAGTCCCATTAATGCGTAACCTGCCAGTCCCAGGCTCAAGAGCAGGGAATACCACAGCAGTGATAAGGTTTGAGTTTTTTGACCTAGCTTCAGGCGTAATAGTATTATTTTCATCTTCAAAGTCATCCAGTATTATTAAATCATATCTTTTATGCAATTTAGCTCCACCACGAATACCAGATATATTAGATTTAGATATTAGCTTACATCCATTCGTAGTCTCTACATCTGTCTCAGTCCATTTGGTGCCTTTTAAATTTCCAAAGAAGTATTGAATCCTCTCATTAAATTCTAAATGATACTTAATATAATCCATATTACCTGTAGCTAATTTAGCCGTGGCAGAAACCCATCCATAGAACAAAGGGTCCTTTGTAAAACAAAATGCTTGTAATATATCACATTTAGTCAAAACTGTCTTACCATGACCACGTGGCAATATAATAGCTGTTTGCTGCTTCTTCATATCCGTAATAGTATCTGCTATTTCATAGTGGAATGGAGGTGTTTCACTTCTCATAAAATCATCTGGTAAAAACAATTTACCAAATGCAATTAAATCTTTTCTTGCAAGTTCTAATGCTTCATTCTGTTTGGACACATTATGCTTATTTATATTAGCCATTAATTTCCTACTTAGGGTCTATATTACCTCTTTTAATTGCCCTTTTGTACTTCTCATTAAAGTCTTCAGCTGATAGGTTTTGTCTGTCAGTATTAGATTGAGGATATGTTATTATTTTTTCATCCTCTTCTGTACGTTCATATACTCTATGTAATTTTCCATCTCTAAAATCTCTGTCTATTCCATATGCTTTTATATCGCCTTCTCTATGTCCTTCCATATGGCCTTTAACTTCATATTCTTCAGTAATTAATCCATCATCATCAAATTTATAATGAGTCCCTACAGATAATTGTTTAGAACTTCCTTCAATTTGTTCGTCTTTATAACTCCTAATTGTCTTTACTGAACCATCTGGGTAATATTCTTTGTTCTCTCCTTTTTTATGATAAGCCATCTCAGTGTCTCGATAGGAAAACGGCTTATTCTCGCTGTATCGAATCCCACCTCTTGTAAGCTGGCCAGTATAAGTTGCTTCAGACTTTAATTGATGCCCATGCTCTTCATAGCCTTCATCGTGCTTTGTATAATATATTTTCCTATCCCCCTTAAGCCTACCATTATCCCAATTCTCTTCAGCCTCGAGTTCACCGTCTACATATTTTCTTTGCGTACCATGATATTCACCATCTTTCTTTCTTATTTCTGAAGTTTTATTGCCATCTGGAGAATATTCTATTGTTTCTATTGTCCTCTCGCCAACAGGTTCACCACCCCAATTTTGCTCCCACTCAATAGTGCCGTCTTCATAATATCTAGTTCTCTTAATTCGCTTACCCTCGCTATCATAAGTATCGACCGCCCTAACTTTACCTTCCTCATGGTCTACCCAACGTTTTGATTCACTTCCATCTGAATCAATATAAGATTCTTGTTTTTGACCTTCATAATATGTGGTTTCTGTCCTAGATTCATCAACAACTCTCTCTGCTATTTCTTCAGTTTGAGCAAATAAATCAAGCTCTTCTCCACCCTCTACTAAATCAAATACTTCATCATCTGTTATATTCATATTAACCTCTAAACTTCATAATGCTTTTAAAATCAATAATCTTTTCTACATCTTTTTTTACATCTATCTTAAGACTATCAATTTTCTTATTAATGTTATCAGGCTCTATAGCCTTTTTAACTTTATTAACCGTCTCTATTTTTAAGCTATCTATTTTAATACTTAAGTTCTTAGCTTCTAATTCTAAATCTTTTATTTTACTTAATACAGAGTCTGAATGAGATATTCCTTTATTAATAGTGACTACTAATTCATTTCTTAGATTTTCAACCTTCTCTTGAACTGCATTAACATCCTTCTTCCAAGATGCTATTTCTCCTTGTACTAAATTTAAAACTGAATTTACTTCTCGTGCTGTATCTTTTAAATTCTTATATACTGGATAATTAGCAATGCCTACCATTACCAATACAGCTATCATATTAATAATCTTATCTTTCATTCTACCCTTACCATTCAATAATAATTAAATATATTAACATTAACACAATTGCTATAATAGAAAGCAATCCCCATAATTCAGCAATGAGTCTAATCCAATCATTCAATCTCTTTAGGCCTTTCAGTAGCATCAATCATATCATCAGTAAATCCTTGAAATTGAATTGCTGTAGCAGATTGCACTTTAGGTGCATTCTTGTCTTCAAGGTCCATTATATCAGACAATTTAAATAATGCTTTTAATCTAGTATCAGCTTTATCAGCCATATCAGCTTCAGCTTTAATACCTCTTAATATATAATCTTCATTAATCCCAGCTTCTTCTAGAATAGGTTTTAACTCTTCTTTCATAGCAGTTTTAATCCTTTTTGTTTTAATAAGATTAACAGCCTTAACTCTAGCATATCTTTTATTATTAGTAGGGAATGCTTTAATATATGCATCTTCAGGTGCCATACCTGATGAAACATAAGTAACAAACATCTCTTCGCTAGAAGTTAGCCCTTTTCTTTTTTGTACAATCTCTTCAGGAGACTTGCTCCCACCGAATGAATAAATATTGGCCCTCTTGTCCGTATCCATATGTACGGACTTTTCAGCAATAAAAGTGCCAGTGCAAGTCCCGATATAGTAAACTTCTCCATTCTTTCTTAACATCTTTCCTTTACGTAGGACTTGGATAATGCTCTCATCGTCTGCTTTTACCCAATCTCCTACCTTGGCTATACGCCAATTATTTTTTATCTCTAATCTAGGAGCTTCTTCTATGCTATCGTATACCTTATGATATACACCATTAACTTTATAAGTTCTCATTACGCTTCTCCGACTTCGTAACATCCCCTTATAATTTTAATAGAATCATCATCCCAATAGTCAAATATATCAAATCCACCTTCTACTTCACAAAATAAAACATCTTCATCTTTAGTTAAGGATTCTTGAACATACTCTACTTCATCATTGCTGGTATCATAGCAAATTTCTAACTTATATATATATGTTGTTTTGTCTTTATCTTTAGGTTTAGTCATATCTAAATATATATTACGGACATGTCTATATACAAATAAAATCTTAAATAAAAAAGGACGTACTAATCCCCTGAAGGGGGCTTATGTTTTGTCTTGGATTTTAGATTTCGTTAAAAGCCAGTTCCCTTTATCACCAGTGCTTCGGTAAAGCTCGGCTTAATTAGTCAATAGCGACATCTCAATCTCATCCTGCCTTTATCCACACTAGGTCAATTCGACCCATACTTAAACTTATACTAAAACTATTTTCGAAAGCTGTAGGTGAAAAACCCTTTATCCTATATGGAGGGTAAAACCAACGTCTAACCCATTTAGCAGAACCATTTCAGGGGTACTATCTGGGTGATAACTAAAAAGTTGCTTTCTTCAGGATTATAATATAAGTGTGAGTGCTATCACAAAACAAGGATTAGTTTCAAAAATTGGGGCATTTTAGTGATTGGGGTATTCATAAGATAAGGGGGCATAGATTTTGGTTTTTCATATAACCATTTTCGTTATTTTTCATTTCAAATTACAAACAAAAAAGGAGTTACAACAATGAAATATATATTAGTTACTTTACGTCTTATTGAATGGACTGACAAGAAGACAGGAGAGGAAACATCTTGCTATGCTTTCTCTTCAGGTCAAACAGCTACCTCATCTGTCTTTGGTAGCAAGACATCAGCCTCTTTATCTATTAGAGTTGGCGGAGAGAGAGTCAACAAACCATCGTCTGATGTCACACTTTGGCTCAATGATTTGACAGATGAGGAATACGACCTCTATGTACAATCAGGCAACGACATAGCCTACCTAGCAATTGAAGGAGACTTGGCAAATCCGAAGTCCTCAAAGGTTATTACCAAAGAGGAATTCAACGTCATCCAAGAACCTCAAATGCTATTTGCTTCCTAGTCCTCCCTCGCAATTGCCCTCGAACTCCGAGGGTTTTTGCCTTGTCTTGCATAAAGCTGGTAAAATTAAACAGAGCGTTGGCTTGTCCTCTCTTCCTCACGCTTACCCATAGCTACCATTACACGTAGCCACGCTCTGTACTCTTATATATAAACGTATACCAAACAATTAAAGGAGATAGACAATGAGTTATTGTCCTTATAAATATAAATATCAGCTAGTGAATTGGCTGATTGGATTTAGTTCTAAGTTTAATAAAACACAAGCCAATAAGATGTCAATGAGACAACTCTATTGGTTCTATTACAATTCACACAAGCTTAAATAACCCTTGATTAAGGAGACTTTATGGGTTGGTGTACCAAAGGACATCGTGTGCGGTAATTCGTGGTGATAATGGACCACGTTCAAAGGCTATAAAGACACAGGTCACAGTCCTAAAATTTAGGCATAGATGTAGCTGACTATTATTGGATGAATTTCCATCAGTGACATATTGTTGACGAACAGTATGGTTTCTATGCCTACACAAATAAATTTAATTAACAATAAAGGAGATAGTAATCATGGGATTCATATCATTTATATTAGCAATGATAATTGTTGTAGGTGTATTAACAGCAATGGATAATGCGATAGTTAGACATCGTAATAGATGTGAGCAGTTAAAGGCTTACATTAAGTTTTTAGAAACAGCTGAGCTTGTTGAAGATGCTCATGAAGGAGCTCAATGGCTACAAGAAAGAGCTCAACGTCGTCTAGAATGTGATATTCAAGACATAACCTATAATTAAATAAATTGCGTGCCCATTAGGGGTGGCCAGTAGTCACTGTGGTGAAAGTCCACACACGCCTAAATTGAGAGAGTTACGGCTAAAACCACCATTCGTTAATAGTTACGGCCTTTATGAATAACCATACCCTATGACTAAGCGTGGTCTCTCTCATTATAATTGGGGATAGTATTGTTTATATGAAGAACCTTTGGGGAAATATATAGACAGATTGCTACTGTCCCCATAAATTCCATAATAATCAATAAAGAAAGAGAGGTATTAAATGACTAATGAACCAGAAGACTTTAAAAAGAAGATATTTTGGCTAGATGGATTTGAAGGTGCAGCCCGTAGCGGATTACACTATCGAAGTAGAATAGCTGTAGACATTGAAGAGGTAGAGACTAAATTCGGTGTTAAAATTGTAGCTATTTCTATAGGGCCAGATGAAGAGTCTGGTAAAGCTTCTTGGACTATAGAGTTTATAACTGAAGTTCCTGAAGAAGAAGTAAATTAATAAATATGAGAGAGCTGGCGTCTGAGGAGTAAGTAACTTGAGACTGAATTCTAAAGCTTTAAAGCGTTCATAAGCATAAACTGCTCCGAGCGGTTCTCTCATTAACTAAAGGAGGAGTATGTTAGACGGTGGTGCGATTAAACATGCTTTAAATGAGTGTCAATTATCTAGGGAACAGAACGAGCTCTGGGATGGAGAGCCTGATATGTATATAAACCAAGGATGGATTGAAGCATTAGAGTATGTATTACAAACAAGTGAAGATAAAAGATATTTTGTAAAAGTCGATTTTGATAAAATAAAGGAGAAGTTATATGAAAAAAATAGGAAGACCGAAAACGACAGACAAGAAGAATAGTATATTTGTAGGTATGCACATGAATAAAGAGCTTGCTGAAGCTTTAGTTAAAGATGCTGCTAAGCATTTTAGGATGAGAACACAACATATAATGTGGATATTAGATACATATATAAAGAATCAAGCAACTACTAATATAGAAGAGGTCAAAACAAATCAACCGCTTTATACAGAAGAAGAGTTAAATGAAATGTATAAACAATATAAGGAGAATGAATAATGGGAATGGATGTGTATGGATTAGACCCTAAACATAATGAAGTTAATCAAGATGATTTCAAGGTTTATCTTAAGTATTCGGCTATGGATTTTAAAGATAAATGGAAAGCTCTTGATGAAGACGAAGATTTAAGGGATAAGTACTGGAAAGAACAACAAGCATTTGAAGATGCAAATCCTGGTAACTATTTTCGTAATAATGTATGGTGGTGGAGACCACTATGGCATTATGTATGTCAAGTATGTGATGATATACTAACAGGTGAAGATATGGTTGGATGTACTGATAATTCAGGATATCAAATAGATGAAGATAAAGCTCTTCGTATCGGTATAAGGCTACATGCCCTTGTATTAGATGGTAGTACTCAAGAATGGAAAGAAGGCTATGATAAAGAACTAGCTGAATTACCTAAAGAGCCTTGTTTTAGATGTAATGGCAATAATCACGGTCATGCTAAGAAGAAAGATTGTATATCTTGTGATAAAACTGGAGAAAGAGAGAACTTCCAAGCAAGTTATCCGTTTGACGTAGAGAATGTAAAAGCTTTTGCTAAGTTCTGTGTTGAATCAGGTGGTTTCGAAGTCTGTTAATCAAATTAGGGAGAGTCTTTATATCGTGAGGTATAAAGGTGGGTTTTTCTTGCCCGCCCTGGGCACGTCTTCTTATCCCATTGATTAACTCTCCCTTAAAACTAAGGAGAAAATATGAGTGATTTTAGTTATGAGCTGATATATATGCTAGAGGCTTTAACCAACATAGGGTTTAAAGTGGTATTTATATATCTAATTTACAAATATATAGAAATGAGGAGTTTAAAACAATGAATGATGTAAAAATAGAATTAATACTTCCCAATAGAGATGAAGATAAAGATGATATAGCATATATCATTAGTAGAATATTAGAAAAGTCTGGTATAGACAACTTTATAGGAGAAACAAATTATGAGTGATTGGCTAAGTGTATGCTGCTCTGCTGAACCACATTATATGTTTGAAATGAGTGGAGATGCTTACATA